ATGCAGGCCCCAGCCCCGCAAATGCAGGCCCAGATGGGAATTCCCCAGATGCAGGCCTCAACCCCTACTCAGTCATATTCCCAGGCACCCCAGGCAGCCCCACAAACGGACAATCCTTACAAGGAGGCGTTCAACCGGGTGGTAGGGCTCCTGAGTTCGCCCGTCCAATTCCCGTCCCTGGGTCAACAGTCGAGTCAGACACAAACAATCGACCCGGCCAGTTACAGTTCCCAACAGGCTCCCCAGTACAACAGCGCGGGGATGCAGATTTCTTCGCCTTCGATCAACAGCAACCAGGGATACTCCAACGATTATTCCCCAACTTCGCTGGAGATCAGCCAGGAGCAACTTCTGGCAAACGGAGTAAGCGAGCAAAGTCTTGAACTAATTGAGCACTTTGGTGCTGATGCAGCCAACGTCCTTAATACCTACGCTTGTCAGGTTGAGGACGCACTGATTCAGACCAATGCACAATTGGTTGAAGCTTGTGAACTTCTTCAGGAGCTTTCTGGAGAACACCGTGCGTACGAACAGATCTTGACTGATCCAGACGTACTTGCTGATTACACTTGCGAATTCTTCGGTGATAACGGTCCTTACCCGATTCCTGAAGAGCAAGCTCCAGCTTATGCTCAGCAGCCTGCGCAAATGCAGTCTGTTGGCCAACGGTTCCAACAGCAGGCCGCTCCTCAGCGTCCTGAGATGCCACTTCCTCCACAGCCTCAAGCTCCTGCTAATGCAGGTGACTTCTGGAACAACTTTGGCAACTTGGCTGACCGCGACCCCGCAAATGCTTGGCGTTATTTGAACTCCGCTCAGCAGAATCCTGAAGTATTCCGCAACAAATTACTCGTAATGGAGTGATAGGGAAACTTAAGTAGTTCTAAAATGGGGGTAGTTAATTCTGCCCCCTTAATTTTTAAAAGGTTATGAAGAAAAAGAAGGCTGGTGCTAGAGAAAGAGCTGATCAGTTCCTCGATCAGATTGGTACAGCTGGTGGGGCAATAGGTTCTCCTAGTTTGTTTGCATTCGGCGCTGCCGATACAGCCAGTCAACTGATGGCAGGAAATACAGATCAGTATGCTTCTCAGCGAGCTGCAGCAACCGGTATTGCTATCGGTGACCAACAAGGCCAGCCTCCGGCTATGCCTATGGACCTGGACGCGGCATATTTGAAATTGAACCTCCCAGGGTCTCCACTGCCTGCAAACGGCCTTCTAGCCCCTCAGATGATCTCTAACGCTGAGATGGTACAGAAGCAGATTTTCGCTAACGAACAAGCATACCTGTTACAGAACACACCATACCGAGGCCAACTGCCCATGGGCTTCCCGGCTAAACCACAACGCAGAGGACGCTGACCATGGATCACAGTAAAGCAAAAAAAGCAGTTAGCAAGTCAGAGAAAGCCAAGGCAATGATGGCTGAGCTGATGATGGCAGCTTCAGTCAATGCTCCGATCAATCCAGAAATTCAGGTTCCTCAAGCCACTATGCAACCTGAGGATGGTTATATCGATCCTTATCGCCCGTTAGGCACCATTGCTTCTGGGCAGTATTCCCCTGGAAACATGATGGGCGGCTACAACGGCTCTATGTTTGTCAACCCAGAAGCTTAAATAAGCCGGGTTGATAAACTCTTGGTATAATTTTAGTTAATGGAAGTTATATTTCCATACTAAGAGGATTTTTTTTTACTTCCTCGGGTATCAGCTAAACCTGTGCTGAGAAACCAACATGTTTATTGATAACGATTTTCCAAAACTGTTGGGTGCCGAGCTATATCGCCCTCACCCCGCATATATCGTGGAGATGGCCTGCGAGCCAGTCGTAGTCCATGATTTCACAAAACAACCCGGCCAAACCGTCCAGCTAGACCGTTACCGTTTCTTCGGCAACCCTGGCACAAAGACGAGCCGTGAGCGTACACAGGATCAAACAATCGGAACTGCTAACAGCCGTTCAATTGTTAAGGACAAGGTTCTGGTGTCTCTTCGTGAGTACACCGGCCCTGCCGATCCAAACACCACAAACCTTCCGAGCACCTTCAAGATTGCTCGTGAAACCCTGATGACCGCTCAGCGTCTGCTGCTCGACACTGGAAACATGAATATGTTCCACCAGTCGATCGGTTCGCTGACACTGTTGGACGACTATCGTCGTTGGCGCGACCGCGTCTTCCTCGACGAATTGTTCAAAGCTGAGTCACGTGGCAAGTCCAGCGACTCCCAGGGTGGTTTCTACTATCCAAACGATAAGAACAAAACTGGCGTCACAGTCGAAACGTACACTGCAACTGAATATGCTTCCGAGCGTTTCAAGTTCAACGTTAAGACTGACCTTCTAAACGTCGTCAAGAGCCTTCGCAAGCGTAACGTTCCTGTCTTCCAAGACGGTTACTACCGCTGTATTGCTGATCCATCTTTCATGAAGGATCTGCGTGCTGATCAAGGCTTCCGTGAAGTTGCACGTTACCCAGGCATGGGACAGCCTAACCCTCTGATGGGTGCAGGTTCTCCTAACGCCGCGATCTATGCTGGTGGCCAGTACGGCCAAGCCCAGTTCGTTGGTGGTGAGCCTGTTATGCCTTCCGGCTTCGTGTTTGAGGGTGTGCGCTTCTTCGAGTCCACCAACATGCCTGACAAGACTGCAACCGTGAACATCGGTGGTGGTGCAGGTGCACAAACTAACAACTCTACCCCTCCTGGTCTGTTCTTCGGTCCTCAAGCGGTTGGTGTCGGTATTGGTGGTCCAAACGCACAAGTCCTTATTAACAACAACGACGATTTCAGTCGCTTCATCATTCTGATCTGGCAACTGTACGCTGGCTTTGCGAACCTGAATAAGGATTTCGTGACCACTGCCTTTACAATCACCGAGCAGTAAAGGAGGAACTTACTAAATGGCAACTTACAAATCTGACGCTGGAGCTATTCTTCAGCCCGGCAATCAAATCAACCGCCTGTCCTCCTATAACACCGAAGGTGTTTTTGGCTGGCCCGGTATCGAAGCTTATGAGCTCATCGGATACGTCAAGATTAAGAACTTGGCTGCTGATAAAGCTAACTTCAAAAGCTTTGATCTGATCGTCCCTTCCCCTGACCGTCGTCCAGACGACCGCGTGCGCGATGACCGCACTTCTTTGGTTGTCAAGGCTTCTGCCGCCCGTCCTGCTTTTGTCTATGGCGCTTCTATCGCCTTGGCACAGGACCTTCCAGCCGGTGGTGAGCCTTCATTCCCTGCTTCACCTGTTACAGCTAATCTTGAAGGCACCAATACAGAAGTTCTTCTTCTTGGTCCTGACAATGGTGGGTCACCTTTCGGTATTCCCTCACCTCAGCTGACTGGTCTTGCAGCCGCTTCATCCTCAATTGCTATTGGTGCTACTGGGATTGCCCAGGGCACTGCTGACACCACTGCAGCGAACCTTCCGTTCTTGCATGCCGTTACTGGCACGATTGTTGCAGCTGACTTGGCTGACTCGATGATGTATGAAGCAACTGCTGACACCACCTTCAAGGTGTATAACGTCAACGGCGTCACTTCTACAAGTGTCAACGGAGACGGCGTCAACATCTCTGCCGCTGACAGCGAAGCTGGCCGCGCTGCTTACATTGTTTGCCGCGTGAACTACCTGCGTCCTGCAGCAGCTGTTTCTTGGAATGACATCCAGGGCTTCATTGATTTCGCCTCCCAAGTGGGCGGTTCTGATTCCTGATAACCTGTCGGTTTATTACCAAATTTTCGCGGGCCCTTTTGTTGGCCCGCTTTTTTATTGCTATTGTGTATGAAGGTTGTATGCTTGTTTAGTAATTTCTGTTAATTATGCTGTATCAGAACCGTGTGACTGGTGGTCTTGTCGAAGTTATTTCTTCTCATGGCGAGGGGATTCTTATGTGTGTTGATGCTAATGAGGAGGTTTTATATCTAAATGAAGAAGATTTGACTCCTCACCTCACTGCCACCACTGAGCAACTTAAAAACGAAGAGCGCCTGACTAATAGTCTCAAGGCAGAGGGCGCTACTCTTCTGAAACCAACTAAAAAAGAAACGTTTCCTAACGATATGAGGGTGAACGTAAACATTGCGTCTGCTCGTATTATCGCTGATACTCTTCCTGGAGTAGGCCTGAAAACAGCAAGGGACATCAAAGATCTACAAATGTCTCTTCCTGGTGAACGGTTTACACGCTTAGAGCAACTTAGATCTATCAAACGAGTGGATTGGGAAGAAATTTTTAAAGATAATCTTGTCCGTGTCGAATGATTATTCGCGCATGCTAATCTGTTATTGGTGCATCTATAGAGGTGTCCATTAATGCATTGGTGATTGTTAATGCAGCTTGATACCTTCCTGAAGTCAAAAGTACGTTGGCATTTGGGTTATAACCTAACGTCTGTTCCTGCAGGTGATATTGCACGTTTAGAAGAGGCTGTTAACAACGTGCAAGACTCTTACTGGTACAGCAAAATTGTTGAACAGCTTGGACGCTGTGATGAAGCCGAAAAGCGTACAGACATGACCGGCTCTGTAAATAACAATACTGTTCCACGGAGTCGTGTTGAGTCGATCGCCGGTGACGTTGATCGTACGATTGCAACGTCTGACTTTAGGGACACGTTGCGGACGTGGACGCAGATATATATCTACGAAACAGATAGGTTAGCATTACATCTATATGTCCCTAATTACAGGAATCCGGAGCAAGCTCGGTATAGATTTAATAGGGAGGGCGCCGAGTTTATTCAAGCGCTTCCTGGTCCTGCTGATGTTGCTGTCGGGACCCGTCTTGTTCTCGAAAACAATTTTAGGTAACGAACTATCAGCAGAAATGGAAAGAAATCTCCTCGACACTTTTAGAAAGACGCCTGCCGGTCGTCAGCTCTTAGATACGATTAGCTACGCAGAAGGAACGAGGCGTGCAGATCCCGCTGAATCCTATCGTGTCATGTATGGAGGGGGTACTTTTGACGATTTAAGCCAACACCCCGACAAAGTAATTCAGGGAGGGCAGTATTCAAGTGCTGCTGCTGGGCGCTACCAGTTTATGCCTGGTACGTGGGGAAACGTATCTAAAAAACTAGAGTTAGATGATTTTGGTGCCGAGGCACAAGATCTCGCAGCATTAAAACTTGCTCGGGATCGGCTTCTATCTATCGGCGGGCTTGCAGCAGTTGAAAAAGAAGGTTTTTCTTCTAGAGTTTCAAATGCGCTTTCTCCTG